GCAACAGAGTTCAAATGCCCATTGAAAATGACCATTTGAACGCTGTTGAAATGCAAGAACTTTGGAAAAATACATTTCATCAAATGAATAAAGTGATGGACGCTGGCGCAGTCGTTTATTGTTTCATGCCGCAAGGCGGCGACCAGATGATGATGATGATGATGATGATGATGATGAGCGCAGGCATAGAGCCGCGCCATGAATTGATTTGGCTAAAAAATAATCACGTTCTTGGACGTGTTGATTACGCATATAAACACGAGCCGATTTTATACGCATGGAAAGAAGGCGGTCATAAATTTTATGGTGGTTTTCAGACCAGCATAATAGAGTGCAATCGTCCAAATAAAAGTGAACTTCATCCAACAATGAAGCCTGTTGAATTGATTGAAAAACTTATTAACAATTCAAGCAATAAAGATGAAATTATTTATGATCCTTTTCTTGGATCAGGAACATCATTTATCGCTTGTGAAAATTTGGGGCGGCGCGGGCGCGGGATTGAGATCAGTGCGAATTATTGCGCGGTGATTTTGGAACGGATGGTAACGGCGTTTCCGGGTATCGAGGTGGCGAGATGTTAGCGACTGCGCCTATCTCCAAGCGTAAGCAGCACAATCCGCGGAATGCGGCGATGTTGGCAATTCAACGCGAGTTGGCGCGCAGGCAGTTTTTGGCGTTTTGTAAATTCATGGATGCGAAACATCCTGTGGAGGCGCACCATATTCAGGTGTTGGGCGAGAAGTTGGAGCAGGTGGCGAAGTATATTCTTTCGGGCGGGAAGGAAGGAATTTCGCGGTTGATGGTGTTCATGCCTCCGCGCTATTGGAAATCGCAAACCGCTTCGCGGAAGTTCCCCGCGTGGCTGTTGGGGAAAAATCCAGACCTGCGGATTATCCTGATTTCGTATACGGCTGATTTGGCGACCAAACATTCCAAAGCGGTGCGCGATCTGATTATGAGCGCTGAGTATTCGCAGGTATTTGGCGGGCTGGCTTCGACGAATGAGCCAGTGTTGCTGGATATGGAAAGCAAGGCGAGCGCGGCGTGGGAGATTGCGGACCGTAACGGCGGGATGATGGCTGCGGGCGTGGGCGGCGGTATCACGGGTTTCGGCGCGAATCTGTTCATCATTGATGATCCCGTCAAGGGGCGCAAGGAAATGGAATCGCAGGGGGCGCGGGAAGATACTTATGAATGGTATCGCTCGACGGCGTTCACGCGCGTTGAAGATCATGGCGCGATCATCGTTATTCAAACCCGCTGGGACGTGGAAGACCTATCCGGGCAGTTGTTGAATAAGATGGTGAGCGATGATGAGGCGGATCAATGGGAAGTTGTTTTTATGCCCGCGCTGGCGTTGGATGAAAAATCATATCCCGCGACGGTTGAAGAATTCCGCGAGAATTTGTTGCGCGGGACTTTCATCCCGATGGGCGGGGATCAATTGGGACGCAAGCCAGGGGAGCCGCTTTGGGAAGCGAAGCATGACGCGGCGCAGTTGCGGACGAAGGCGGCGAATATGGATGACTTCGAGTTCGACGCGCAGTTCCAGCAGTTGCCGCGTTTGGCGAAGGGTAATTTCTTCGATGAAGCGGACTTTGGTTATGTGGAACATGCGCCGAGCGGTTTGCAGTGGTATCGCTATGTTGACCTAGCGATGGGCAAGACCGAGCAGAGCGATTTCAATGCGAGCGCGGCGGTGGCGTTGGATGAGCGCGGGAATTTATTGATCCGCGATATGTTGCTGGAGCGCAATATTGACACGTTCCTGGGGATGATCCGCGCGGCGATGCTTTCGGATTTGGAGGAGGGGACGATCTGGGGCATGGAGGATAACGCTTTCCAGAGTTTGGCGGTGAAGCAATTTTTACAGGATCGCGCATTGACGCGGATTGCGATCATGGGGATGACGCGCACTTCGAGCGGCGGTGATAAGGCGTATTGGGCGCAGCCGTGGCGGTTGCGCGCGAAGCAAGGATTGGTGAAACTGGTGCGCGGCGTGTGGAATTTGAATTTTTTGCGCGAGGCGACGGCGTTCCCTGGCGGGCGCAATGATGACCAGATGGATACGGTGAGCGGCGGGAATCAGATGATCGCCGAGGGCGCTGATGGGCATGGGACGGTTTCGTCAAAGCCGATTGTGGTTGAGGCGAGTGAGTTGTTTGCGGTGAGCGCTTTTTAACACGAAGGACACGACACTTGCACCGCGCTGCGCACGTTGCAGTGCAGGTGAGTACACAAAGGAATTCAAGAGGTGAATTATGTTTAAGAAAAATAAATTTACTGAATTATGCGAAGGGCGGATGGAGATGATGGAGGCGGTTGATGGGGCGCCGCGTTCCATACGAGTTAATGCGGCTATGACGGCGGATGTGCTGAATGGCAATCGCCGTGTTTATCCTGCGGATGTGCTGGAGAAGGCGGTTGCGGAGTTGCGCGATCATCTGAACGAAAGCGCTGGGCAGGGACGTGCTGTTCGTATTCTCGGCGAGGCTGAACATCCTTCCGATAAGGGCGGGCGCGCTAATCTTTTGGAGACGGTGACGAAGTGGAACGAGGTCAATTTTGACGGTTCCAAAGTTGGCATTGTTGGTCACATCGTTCCCACATCCAAAGGACGCGACATCCTGACTTTGTTGGAGAATGGCGTTATGCCAGGCGTGAGTATGCGCGGGTACGGCGAAGGCAAGACCGAAGGCAAAGGCGACGAGAAGATTTTCCGCGTGAGTGAATTGCATATCACGGGATTTGATCTGGTGCTGGAGCCGAGTTTCGAGAACCAAGTTAATTTAATCGAAAGCCGAATGAATTCGGCGCTACATCAAAATCAATCATCTATGGAGGATGAAATGTCAGACGAACTTTTGGAAAAGACCATGAATGAAAAGGCTGAACTCCAGAAACAACTGGATGAAGCCCTGAAGGCGGTCGCTGAGGCTGAGAAGGTCAAGGCGGAAAACGACTCGATGAAGTCGCAGTTGGAAGAGAGCAAACGCGCGGGCGAAGTTGCGAAGGCTATCGAGGAGGTGATCAAAGATCTCCCGTTCGGTGACAAACTGAACGCGATGTTCGTTGAGAGCGTGAAGGAACAGAAGTTCCAGAACGCGGATGCGGTGAAGACCTTCACCGAAAGCAAGCGCAAGGAATTCGGCAAACTCGCCGCGGCTGGTTTGCTGGCGGGCATGGGCTTCGATGAGAAGACCCAGACCGTTCAAGTTTTGGGCGATGTGATCGAGCGCGAGACCGGGACGCCTGAATTCGGGCGCGCCGCGTTTGCCATCGTCGAGTCGCTGAATAAGCGTGAGATGAAAGTCCGCAAGGATCTGCGCAAGGATGAGAGCCGCGCGGCGGTCTTCACTTTGCAATTGCTGGAGCGTTTCGATGAAATCAATAAGCGCCAGTTGATGGCTGAGGCGAAATTGTTCACAGAGGCTGAGGCTGCCAGCGATTTGAACCTGCCTTACAGCGTCAGCCGCGCGATCATCGAAGAGGCGTTCCCCTCTTTGGTTTCGGCGAACGTGTTCGACGTGGGCGTGATGGCGCAAAGTCCCACGCGCTTGTATTACGAAGCGTTTGCAGGCGAGACCGGCTATGAAGTGGCGATCACCGACGAAGTGGAAACCGCAGGCGCGGAAGGCACATGGTATGCGCTGGCGCACGCGCCAATCGTCCCCGGCACTGTGACCGTGACCAGTAATCCCGCTGGCACCACCTGGACGGAAGGCACGGATTACGTGATTGATTACGAACTGGGCAAGATCAAGCCGATTGCCGCGGGCGGAATCAACGCCGATGACGTGCTGGTGGATTACACCTATCACGCGATCCGCGAAGGCGAAGGCGCCGAAATTCAACAGGCGAAGACCACGCTGTCCTATCAGACCATCGAAGCGGGCGCGCTGCGTTTGGCTGACCAGATCAACCACGAAGCGATTGTCTTCAGCCGCAGTCAGTTGGGCTGGGATGCGGTTGGGCGCACCATGTTCAACCTGATCCGCAACGTCCGTTTGGATATTGACCGCTCGTTGATCGAGAAGGCGGTCGCCAGCGCGTTGAGCGTGGCATCCAACAGCGGCGGCACGTTCACCGCTTCGAGCGATGCCTGGTCGCTGTTCGCCGAATATCTCGGCTATGCAAAGGTTAAGGTGGCGAACCGCTACTATGAACCGACCGGCATTTTGATGAGCCAGACCAATGCCGATCTGTTGAGCAATTGGGACGGTTTTACCCGCTTAGGTTTCCCGAATGCGGTGTTGAATGCGGCTGGTTTTGCAGGCGGCGTAAAAGGTTTGCCGATCTTCACATCGGCTGTGATGCGCGATAACTGGGCGCTGGTGATGAACCGCGAGATCGTGATGCACCGCGTTTACCAACCTTTGAGCATCAAGGGACCGTTCCCGACCTACGGGAGCAATCACAAACTCATTGCCGCCGAGCAGTATTACGCGGAAGAGTACAACGCCAGCCTTTCGCCGATTGCGAATAAGGCGGCTTACGTCAAAGTCGTTTAACGTTGAACGTTTGACGTTAAACGTTGAATTGAGATGAAGGACGCAAGGCGAGAGAAAAAAGTCTTGCGTCCATAAGCCAATCAAAAAAAGGAGTTTTATTATGGCTACACCTGATGTGAATTTGAGAACGGGAATGATCAATGCGATGGCGTTGAGTTCCAAAGTTTCGGCGCTGGTGAATATCCCGCGCGGTCCCAATTCCACCATTTTCTGCGTTGACCCGCAAAGCGGCAGCGATACGAACAGCGGTTTGAGTTTCGAGAAGCCGCTG